CCAAGGCTTGCCAGTTGTCAAATCATGCTTGTGTCTAAAGTCCGGAAACAACTGACGGTTAACAGATTTCTTTAATGCTTTGGTTACACCTTGTAATCGCTTTTTCAGCGCATCAATTTTGTCACCGGGAATATCTGCCATTTTGCCGCCATGCTTTTGAATACTGCCCAGGATACTGTCTGGATTGTATCCCTTGGCAAGGCCAAAGCCGCCGCCTGCGTCCAAACACATACTGGGTTTAGCCAATTTGCCCAGATCGTTTAAAATTGCATTCATCTCACGGAATTCAGCGTCAATTACTTGACTGACAACATCTGGTATTTGTGGAGCCTTAAGAGGAATCGCACATAGCCCATCTAACGCCAATAAACTTTGCACTTCAGCAATGGCTGCATTTACTCGAGCCAGTGTTTCGGGGATTCCTAATAAATCTGTTGCTGCTTTGAGTTCGTCTTTGAATGTTGCAAGTTCTTGTTTTAGATCTGCTAGACTTGGAAAGCCATCTATATTTTCGCTCAGCAGTGTATCAATGTCAAGATTGACACAGATTAGCGGGCCCTTGAGCATATTGTTAATGCCACCAAATAGTAGCGCACAAATGATGTCTTTGATAGGCTTGTTTAGAATGCCTTTGGTTGCAACACTAACGCCGGGAATAACTGGGATATTTGCCATAGTGTGTTACTTATGCTTCTTCAATACGCTTTTTCAGCTCTTGTTTTAACTGAAAGTCATTCTTAGTAAGCCTTGCAAGTATGCCTGCCAGTATACCTGCTGTTCTAAGTGCGCCATGCTTTCGTATCATTGCTGCCGTTAAGTCAAGCCAATGTTTTTCAACAGAAGCATGCTCGTCGTACCTCATTAGGCCCACTTTAGGTCGGCTGGTAAGCCAGCGCCGCTCTTAGAATGCCAACTTGAAAAGGTTTTGCCATCGCGAGCAACACCAATTGCACTGCTTGCATTTGAGCCGCCACCATAAGCAACGTGTACCCAATTTCCTTCAAACAACAACTGTGAATATGGCAGGCCGCTGCTGGCAATAAATTTAAAAATTTGTTTAGACTTTTCAACTTTGTCTGCACCAACTACTTGTATGTCGGCTGCTCTGCCGTATCCATGATCACTTTGTCCGGTTCCGGGTCTAAATCCAGAACTTACACTTAGACCCGGAAACTGGGCCTTTACTTTGTCTAATATGTTTTCGCATAGCTTTTGCCAATTACATGCAACTTCACCTGCAGGTACTTTTCCACCGTTTGGTTTTATGCCCATGTTTGCATATTTAAAAAGTTTGCTGCACGGCTTGTCCCATTGTGCGTCTGAGTATGTTTTACAGTCGGTTGGATCAAACGGTGGTTGATCTGCTGGTGGGTGGTGTTCTTCTTCAGCACCTGGCCCCATGGTTGTATTTCTATCTTCTTTGGCGGCGGCCTCACCCTCAGGTGTATTAGGGTAATAAATTACCCCACTTGCAGTTGTTAATCGTTTGCCTACAGCAGGCGCCTTTGTATCACACATATTGAAATCTCCCAGCTATTTATGGGAGATTTCATTTTTAACCAATATGTACGTCTGGGCTACCTTCTGCCCTACTATGCCCACATTCATCAGCGTCGCCTGCTCGATTTACAGGAATTCCCCCTATAAACACTGTGGGGCTGCCGTTTGCTGTTGCAGTAGGCAAGTGTACATCGTGGCCAGACACGCCACTACCGTCAACACTGGCTAATTGTCCATTGACATATACTGTACCTTGGGCAACGCTTTCAATGACCCCATCGCCATCGTTAGCATCACCCTGACGATGCACTGCTGGCATTAGATTCTAAACCCAGCAGGAGCAACTTGAATGCCGCTCATTGCTGAACTATATTGATCAGCAAGTTCTTTGTCAGTATTTGCCATGCATACTACCAATGCACGATTAATTTTTAAATTGCGTGTAGTAGCAGGATTAACAGTCATCAAGTAAGGAGTAAGCGCAGGGCCGCCTTTTGGTCCAACGCTTAGGGTAACTGGGCGATCGATTGTGTATGATGTCGAATCATCATCTTTGTAAGTGCCAATTAGTTCTTCACCCGAACTCATTTTCAGTGTGACTACATCGCCATCTTTTTTAATATCAAGTAACATTTTTTTCCTTTAAAAATTTATCTATGTTTACACTACCACCAATGTATTGACCCTTGTACCAAAACTGTGGTACTAAGTTTGGGTTGCGCCCTAAGCGATGTTCCCAAATTGAAAATACATTATGTGTTCCTACTATATCTAGGTTTACAATTTCAACTTCTATTCCAGCATCTTGTATTTTTTGTAATGATACTTTGCAGGCTTCGCAAAAGCTCATTACATACAATTCAGTAGTATCAGAGTTTGAATCCTGCAAAGGTATCTTTACTGACATCTTGCTTAATGCCTCCAATTACGTAACTTTCAATTTCAGTTTCCTGTGGTGCTACTTGCAGGCCCTTACTGCTTGTCCAATGGTCTGTCCAAGGTAAAGGATTATCATTTGCGCTACGATCATACCGTGCTTCCATACCAAGACCCTTTAGTCTACGATTGGCCACATGCTCGACGTACTGGTGCAATAGCTTTGCATTTAATCCAACGATTGCACCTTGACTGAACAAATAGTCTGCCCAATCTTTTTCTTCTGCTACCACCAAGTCATAAATCTCGCCAATGGCGCCGATATTCTCATTGGCAATTTCTTTCATCTCCGGGTCATCGCCTTTGAACCAATTTTTAATAACGTGGCTCGTGATACTAAGATGCTGGCTTTCGTCACGAGCAATTAAACTAATAATCTTGGCCGAACCTTCCATCTTCTTTAGTTCACCAAACGCAAAGCTGCAAGCAAACGATACATAGAAACGAAGTGCTTCAAGCGCATTCACATTGACCATTGCCAAGAACAACATTTTCTTTACATTGCGTAATGTTCCCTTGCCACCGTAAAAGTATTCACCGGCAACTGTAATAAAGTCGTCGTAGCTTTTGGTAACGCTTTTAGCACGATCCATAATCTTTTCATCGTCAAGCAATGTGTCAAACACTTCACTTGGGTTACTGTAGATATTTTTAATGATGTGCGTGTAACTACGGCTATGAATGTTCTCAAAGAACTGCCAGGCATTCATGCAACCTTCTAACTCAGGTAAGGTGCAGTATGGCATAAACGCCATTGCAGGGCCACGTCCCTGTACACTGTCTAGCAAGATTTGGTATTTCAAATTAGCAGTAAAAATAAACTTTTGTTCCGGACGGAAGTCGAGATAGTCACTGCGATCCTTTTGTAATGACACTTCTTCTGGACGCCAAAAGTATCCCAGCTGTGTTTGCGTTAGCTTGTCAAACACTGGATACTTGAAAGTGTCAAATCGTTGGGCGTTGAGTGCTTCACCAAAAAACATAGGCTGTTTGGTGAAGTCTACTTTGTCCTTATTAAAAACTGTTGCCACTATCTTAATCCTTAAATTGTGCAGGCTTCACAGGCCTCTGAATCATCATCTACTTGTTGTAATTGTAACATAGGCACGGCTGTGTTGTCAAGTGTATCTTCATCCTCACCCTTCATATCGTATGTGTTATGGTAGTACGAAGTCTTCCAACCCAACTTGTAAGTTGTCAACAAGTCACGGAACATGATACTCATTGGCACTTCGTTGTTGGGATAGTGCTTGGGATTATAACTCCAGTTGCCCGAAATCGCTTGGTCAAAATACTTTTGCATTGCAGCAACAATCTTAACGTATCCATCTTGTACTCCATCTTCAAACAAGTAAGAGTAGTTATTCTTCAGGCTACCGTATTGTGGAACGATTTGCTTGAGTGGTCCCTTCTTGCTCTTCTTGGTGCTCATTGCCGCACGTGGGGGTTCAATGCCGTTTGTTTCGTTACTCGCAACTGAACTTGATTCACTTGGCATTTGTGCGCTTAGTGTGCTGTGACGCATGCCATGTTCAGCAACTTCGCGGCGCAACAATTCCCAATCGTAGTGCAAGTCTGTTCCTAAGAACTCGTCAACATCACGTTTGTATGTGTCAATTGGCAGAATGCCTTTGCTGTACTTTGTACGACCGAAGTATTCACAAGGTCCTTTTTCTTTTGCAAGTTCAACACTGGCTTTGATCAAGTAGTACTGGAACGCTTCAGTTAAACGGTTAACTGATTTGCAGGCTTCGATATCGCTGTACTTCAAACCTTTCTTGGCAAGATAGTGTGCAAGGCCAATGTAGCCAATACCAAGACTACGACGAGCCTTTGTACTAATCTCTGCGGCAACGACCGGGTAGTCTTGATAATCAATAATCTGATCCAGCGCACGAACTGCAAGTTCGGTTAAGTTCTTTAAGTCGTCAAGTTCGCGAATATTGCCCACGTTGATGGCACTTAGAATACAAAGAGCAATCTCGCCTTCTTTGTCATCAAGTGTTTGAATAGGATCTGTTGGCAGTGTAATCTCTTGACACAGATTACTCATACGCACCATGTCTAAGAAACTGCTGTGACTGTTGCAGTGGTCAATATTCATAATGTAGATACGACCAGTTTCAGCACGTTCCTTTAGCAACTCGCCAAACAACTCCATTGCCTTGACTGTCTTCTTAGAGATTTTAGAATCATTCTCATACTTGACATACAACTCATCAAACACTTCGTTGTTGCCAAATGCTTCGTATAGGCCTGGTACGTCATGTGGTGAGAATAGTGTAATGTCACCATTGGACAACAGGCGTTCGTAAAAGATCTTGCTTAACTGAATCGAGTAATCTAGTTTGCGTACACGATTGTCTTCTGTACCTTTGTTATTTTTAAGAACAATAACATCACCAATCTCTTTGTGCCAGATTGGAAAGTGAACAGTAGCACTGCCGCCACGAACACCATTCTGTGTGCAACTACGCACGACTGATTCAAACACTTTCAAGAAAGGAATAACACCGGTGTGAGCAACTTCGCCGCCGCGGATTTTAGAATTGATAGCACGGATACGACCCACGTTTAAACCAATACCAGCTCGTTGAGCAATGTAATATCCAACAGCAGACGAACTGTTAAAGATGCTTGGTAGTGTGTCATCAACATCAACTAACACACAGCTTGCAAACTGTCGC